TTTCTTAATCTCTTATGTAGGTGGTAAAGTAGCAGAAGCAACTGAACAATCTATTTGGCAAGGTACTAACGTGAACGGTCAATTCCTTGGTTTTGAATCTGCATTCTCTGCATCAATTGCAGCAGGTGGTGCAACTGCAGTATTAGCAGCAAAATCTGGAAGTATCGTTATCTCTGGTAGTGTGACTTCAGCAAATGTATTAGACAAATTAAATTCAGTTGTAAACACAATCCCTGATACCGTTTATGGTAAAGAAGATGTATTGTTGTATGTATCTACAAATGTAGCAAAAGCATATCAGCAAGCATTAGCAGGTGGTGCTATCGGTGCAAACGGATGGAACAACCAAATGAACGTGGGTGAGAAGCCTTTCAACTTCAATGGTATCGAAATCGTTCTTTGCCCTGGTATGAGTGCATCTAAAATCGTTGCAGCTCAGAAATCAAACTTATTCTTCGGAACAGGTTTATTATCTGACCATAACGAAGTAAGAGTATTAGACATGGCTAACTTGGATGGTTCACAAAACTATCGTATCATAATGAGATACACAGCAGGTGTTCAGTTCGGTATCGGACAAGACATCGTGTACTATGGTGCATACTAATCAATTAACTAACACATTAAAATTAAAGTATTATGGCTTGTAATTTATCAGCTGGAAGAAACGAAGTGTGTAAAGATAGTATCGGTGGTCTAGCCGGCGTATACTTCTTAAACTACACTACCGGGTCTTTCACTAAAAACGGAAGCGGAGAAATCACCGCATTTCCTTCTGGTAGCACCGTTTATTACTATCAGTTGAAAGGAACAAGTGCATATACTGAAACCGTGAACACTTCAAGAGAAAACGGAACAACATTCTTCTCACAAGAATTAGTATTGAACTTGAAGAAGTTGACTAACGAAATGACGACTCAATTAAAGCTTATGGCTTATGGTAGACCTCAAATCGTTGTATGGACAATGAACGGAGATGCTTTGTTAGTTGGTGAAGTAGAAGGTGCAGATATGACAGCAGGAACAATTCAAACTGGAGCAGGTATGGGCGATTTGTACGGATACAGCGCCACATTTACTGGTCAAGAAAAATTACCAGCAGCATTTATCAGCGGCTCTACAACAACAAATCCATTCGCAGCATTGACAGGTAATGGATTACCTACAATTGTGTATGGAACTAATAGCTAAAGCAGTATATCGCTTAATATAATTAAACCCTACTCTTAATTGAGTAGGGTTTTTTTGTTTTAACTATTTTCACTTCAATGATTGTTAAATAATAAATAATTTCACATAATGCTTACTTATTTTCTCGGTGGGTATAACTCATACAACATTAGAACCAAGCAAATACCATCTGGCAGCAACATAATGGTTGTTTATACAGAAAATATGACATCATTAGATGATTATGCATTTAATGCTGGTAGTTGGTCATATAACGAATGCGAAAGTATGGTTGGTATCACATTTAATTTAGAAATACCATTAAATCCAATACCAGGAGATGAATATAGAATGTGGTTGAGACCTGCAATAACGAGTTCAACAACTCCATATACACTTTATGACTCAATTTGGAATGGTTCACTTCAGGTATTTGCATCACAAAGTGTAAATAAACCTGCATATGTAAACCAAATACCAATTGCTAATGCAGGTGAAGACCAAATACCATGTGAAATATCTCGTCAATCGGAAAATGAGTATGTATATTATGAAAGTGATTGTCCACAACCTGGTCCTGTAACTACATCAACGACAACAACTGCAGGCCCAACTACTACAACTACTTCAACGACATCTACGACTACGTCTACGACATCAACAACGAGTACGACATCTACAACAACAACATTAGCTCCAACAACGACAACTACAACAACTGCTTCGCCTGTTGATTTAGTATTCTATTTTGGAAATCAAATAGGTGGACAAGGATTTGATGTATGTTGGTCAGGAAGTAATTCATCAGGAACTGGAATTGGTATTCAATTTGCAGAACTAAAAACATTTATGAGTTCAGATGCAGGTTGCACAACTCCATACGGAACAAGTTGGGATTTAAATCCAGGTGGAAGAGATTTCTTCTTCAACGCAGGAACAATGAGTAGTGGAACTTGGTCAACTACTTCGGGAGGCTCATTATCACCAGGTAATTTTTATAGAACAAGAATTAGCGGTAGTGTTAGAATAGATGTTGGAGGATTTTCTCCATACGAAACATTTGATTTAACAGGAACTCAATATAAGGATATAACATACAATGGTAAAACTGCTAGAGTATTAGGACCAAATTGCACATTAAATAACACAGCAGGATGTTAATAAAAATAGAATATGAAACAAAAAACAGAATTTTCAGTAGTAAACATTAGTGGTAACAACGCATTACCCATAATCAGAGAGGATACAAAAACCAGATACAACTGGATACCTTTCGGAGTATTTGGCCAAGATGATTTTTTTGGAATAACAAATCTATGCTATAATCAATCAACAACAACTGCAGCATGTATTGAAGGTATTGCTGATTTGATTTATGGTAAAGGTTTATATTCAAAGAATGAAGGGTTTAATGATACTCTAAATCGTTTAATACCACAAGAAGATGTTAAGAGAGCAGCATTTGACCTAAAGTTATTTGGTAATGCAGCTTGGCAAGTATATTGGAATGATGACCATACAAAAATCATTAAGATATATCATGTACCTGTTCAAACACTTCGTGCTGAAAAGATTTATGATACACCTCGTATCCAAAATTATTATTATTGTGTAGATTGGAATGACCAAAGAAAGGTAAGAGATAAAAAAAGAATACCTGCGTTTGGAACATCATCAGAGAAAATGGAAATCTTTTGGATTAAAAATTATTCTCCAAATCTATACTATTATTCCCTACCTGATTGGGTTTCAGCAATGCAATACTCAATCATTGAGGGAGAGCTCTCTAATCTTCATTTAAACTCAATAGAGAACGGGTTCCTGCCTGTTTTAATGTTAAACCTTAATAATGGTGTACCTGCTCCTGAAGAGAGACAAACGATAGAAGATTTGCTTTACGCAAAGTTTACAGGAACTAATAATGCAGGTAAGTTTATGGTTTCATTCAATGATGACCCTGCAACTAAACCAACTTTGGACGTTATTAATGTAGATAATCTGCATGAGAAGTTTAAGTATGTTGCAGAATATGCACAGGATAGAATATTAGTAGGACACAGAATTACTTCACCACTTCTTTTTGGTATCAGAACCCAAGCAAATGGTTTCTCATCTCAATCTGAAGAAATGAAAACAGCATTTAGTATCTTACAAACAATGACTATTGCACCATTCCAAAATATACTTATTAATTCAATGGATTATATTCTTCGTGAAGGTGGATATGGTGGAGAATTAGAATTATACTTTGAACAATTAACTCCATTAGTAATTCTTTCTCAAACTGCAGAAGAAACAGGTCAGACTGTATCACAGGTAGAAGAAGATGTAAATGATAGTATGGAAAATCCAGCTACAACAGAGGATGAAACAACTACTGATGTGCAAGAGATTAAACCAGATGAACCTATTTCAGCATTTAATATGATGGAATTTAACACAAAAGAATACGAAATTTATAAATAAAATAAACTATGGCTTACGCACTTTTTATTAGTAGAAACGATATAATCAAAAACACTCCATTACAGGGTGCAATTGATGCTGATGCATTACTTCCATTTATGAGAACTGCACAGGACAAATATATCAAAAACCTTTTAGGAACTGTCCTATTTGATTATTTGCAATTACAGATATCAAATGGAACACCTTTCACAGGGTATTACAAAGAATTAATGGATGAATATGTAAAACCAACTATGATTTGGTATGCATGTGTAGAATATATTCCATTCTCTTCTATTCAGTTTAAATCTAATGGTGCTGTAAAGCAAACATCTGAACAGGGTAATGCTCCTGATAAAACTGAAATAGATTATCTTCTTCAGAAAGCACAAGCAAATGCTGACTACTATGCACTTCGTATGCAAAACTATTTAATTTCATATTCACAAAATATTCCACAATACCTTGAGTCTGTTGGTAATCAAACACAGATATATCCAGACCAAACAAATCAATATTTTCAGGGAATACAATTATAATACATGCCAAACTATTTACAAAATAATCAGGGAGTCAATTATACACTACTCTATAATGTTTTAGAGTATTTTAAAACAATTGGAACTAATCATCCACAAATCGCAAAGGTAACAACTGGCGATATTCAGATTGTTGATGATAGAGAGTTTCCAATGTATCCACTAATGAATGTGAATGTATTAAGCACAACATTTAGTGGAACAACTTCTTTGCATGAGATACAATTGGTAGTTGCGGACAAGATTAAAAATAGACCTGACGAAAGTGGCACCGCAATCAATGTTGCAGAATATGATTGGAACCAACAAACAATAGATTTTTATGGTGTTGATGACACGGTAGATATTCTTGCAAATACACTTGCAATACTTAATGACCTTACATCATTCACACAATATTCAGTGCAATCATTTGATATTACAGATGATATACTAAATGAGCCATTTGTAGACCGTTTTAATAATGGTTTAGCAGGTTGGGTTTCAACATTTACACTTATTGCACACAACGATAGACCAAGATGTTTATATGACCTATATCCATCATCTTCTTATTATAACCATCCTAATTGTTAATGGCTAGAAAGAGACCTATTGCATTAGACCAGATTGCAAAGAGAATAAGAACTCTTGCAGCAACCATTGCTCCATACGATACAGGTAACTTATCCAATAAAATAAAATCCTATAATACATTGGATAGAATGGTTAAATGGAATGATAAAACATTTGATAGTAAGGTTACTCTTTTCTTTGCACCACCAGGTGCCCGATATGGACAATTTTGGAATAAACCATATGGTAGAGGTAAAGGAACAACTGCAACTATAAAAAAGAGATATCCTGCTAATTTTGATTATGCTGAAAAAGCATTTAAAGATAGTGATGTAAAACGATTATATAAAGCGTTTGCAAAATCAATAGGAAAAGAAATAGCAAGTGACTTAAGGAAAAGTGTTAGAACAGCATAACCATCAACTATTTTTTCTTACAAATCGGTTATATATTAAACATTAGTAATGGCTTTAACAATTGTTCAAACTCCTGCTACTTGTTCT